TAGAAGGCCTCATCTCCTGGCTTGTAGCCTGTACGCACAGCCTTCTCTCTGCGAGCATAGCGTTCAACGTGACGCTTCATCTGCCACGCAAGTCGCTTCTCGTTGATGACTCGCTGGACTGTGTTCTCTTCACTGAGCAGGCTGTCATAGTGCGTGGCTCGTGAGAGATACCAGGAGTAGCACTCTTGGATGACATCTTCCTTATCTACATAGCCTCGAAACCTGCGAGTGATGACACTCGCTACGCTCGGTGCTATATCAAAGATAGCAGGATGAATCCACGTGGTATGCCGCCTTATCAGTAGGGTTCATTTTGTTACGTACTCTTAGTGGCTCACCAACAATAGGCTTGGCGCATAGCGCACAGAACAATAAGTCCTTGCCTATCTGTTGTAGCTTAGTCTTAGTCATTGGGTAGCTCAGGCCACGTCTTGTCGAGTACCATCATTGCGATAGCAGAATAGTTCAATAGATCTAAGAAGGAATCTCTGAGGGACTCGTTGCTGGGAGAGACTTCGCTATCAATGAGGTTATTGATGCGAGCCACCTTGTCCCACATTCGCACTCGCAATCCGTTGAGTGGTCCACCAGGACTGAAAGCGATGTTCTTCGGGCCGTAATCGTGATGCTTGCGTATGAGCAGATTGCCTGCTGTGTCAAGGATTCGCCAGACGTTTGCAATGAACTCATCATCTATTGCTTTGCTGCCATTGGCTTGAGCGTAATCGTACCATTCTTGAAGTCTATGGAAACTATCACCATCCCCAATTCCTTCAGATACTCTGCCACTTGCGTCAATTCCTTCTTTGTACTCACTCACTTGACTCCTCCTACTAGGTTGGCTGTTGCTTCTTTCCCATTCGCCAGGTAGAAGTCCGTTATGTCCATACCTGGTGGTAATTGTACTATTTGTGAGTTTGTAACCTCACCTGCGACACGCCTAGAGAACTCTGCTCCAGGGTTGGAGCCATCCTCTTTGATGTCGTTATCTCCTACGATATACACAGTATCAAAGCCATTGAATAACTTAGGATAGAAAGGTTTCCACGCAGCTACACCAGGGATACCTACTGCTGGTATGCCTACTGCTGCATCCATAATGATTGCATCGAACTCACCCTCACAGATAACGATGTTCTTTGTTGGTGACATAGTTGCTGTCACGTTATAGAGATGAGTCTTCTGTCCGATAGGTGAGCCATACTTAGGCTTGCCATCATCAAGTCTGCGGAACTTGAAACCTACACACATATCTAAGGCTGTGAAGTAGGGTATTGAAATCCATCCTTCGTATCCTTGGTGTCCCTCTATCGGATCTGTGATAGTGCCAAGCCTGTATCGGGCGGCAACCTCCTCAGATATTCCACGTCCTGCGAGGTAGGCTAACGCCTCGTCGCTTATTGCCTCCGCGTAACGATGGGCCGCCTCCTGTAACAATTTCTCCTGCCCTTGCGAGAGCATCCTTGAACCCCATATTCTCTAGTTCCATAATCACATTGACTGCATTGCCACCCTTACCGCAGGTGTGGCAGAAGTACAGGTTGTTATATGTATCTATGACTGCGCTCTTGCGTGAGTCATCGTGCATACAACACCGCACCGAGACGTTACGTCCCTCTTTTACTTCCCCTCCAAAGTGTCTAACGACCTCTGCTATGGAGACTGAGTTTGCATCGGAGGAATCTTTGCCCCTCTTTTTACGAACCACCCTGGTCCAGTCTTGTGCTGGCATCCGCAATCTCCTTCACACTTCTCGTGGAAATCTATAGCTAGGTCAACCTTACCGATGGTGTTGTGGTGACCTGCCCACTTGCAACTAGGACAGATCATCTGCTTCTGCCTCTTCTTCTTTCTCTTCTACTTCTGTCGGTTCTTCTGGTAGTTGTACATCTTGCGGTTGTGGTGTGTTCCAACCTTCACTACTTGTTATCTGTCCTTGTGGTACTGGCATTACTTACTCCTGTCTTGTAACCATTGGTCTAGGTCTTGGATTACCCAAGCCTTCTCTACTCCGTGTTGTCTGCGCTTGACTATGACGAAGGCCAGGGGAGATAAGGTGAGATCCCTAGCCTTCGCATAGTTGGCTGCCTCAGTCTGAGCTTCTGCCCAGAACTGCGGAAGGTTGATTGACTTGCGGTTCTTACACTCCAAAATATAGGTCTGACCTGCGATTATGGTGACGATATCACCTTCGTCGTTGGCTCCTGCCTTGGCAAGTCGTTCAGCAAAGTGTCCTAGTTTGCGCAGATACTTCATCACATCTGTCTCAAACTTGGAACCCTTTTGCTTGTTGTAACTAGACATTCATAGTCTCCATCGGTTCGAGCTGGTCTATTGGAACGTACCAAGTTCTGTCATTGTACTTCCAATCAATACGTTTGCAATCTGCACCACGCTTCCAACCCATAGCTACATAGTCTGGACCCTTCCAATCGGGGGCAGTCCTGCGAACCTTATGTCTTAGTCCTCCAGTAAGAAGTACATATATCAGTTCATCATTGTCACGTTCTGTATAGCGCAACCCTATATTAGAATGTGTGTATCGAACTTCGCCTATGCCTGGTATATCTAACTCTGTCTTCCATTTGTTTACAGAAGGTACAAAATCATTCTTGCCAAGCATTCTAGCGAATGCTAATTCAGCGCCAGCAGCAACAGCGTGTTGCCACGTTTCCCAAAGATCGCCCTCTGAGTAATTTATATTACGAGTAGGATCTCCAAGGTAAGGCTTCTGTCTTTCGAAACCAATGATTACAGCTTGTGCTTCTTCTTGGTTTGTAAGAGCATAATGTGTAAGCATCAAACTACCCTCGATAAGTTGGAGTTGTAAATCATTCTGCCTATAGCATCGCTATCACCAATCTGACAGGTGGCAAAGTTTACGAATAAAGCTACCCAATCCTTGCCATCAACAGAGTGTTTACCGAAGCGATTCTTGACGGCTGCAACCCGAAGCGTATGCTCAAAGGGATTGTAACCTAGCGTGAGTATCAGAGCTGGTAGTTGAGACACCTTACCTTGGATAGACCTTCGGTGTGGTGGCTCCATCATAGATCCGTACTCAGTCTGTTCTGATACGTGGTGCAGTACCATCACGCAGGCATCAGTCTTGCGTGCCATATCGTGCAACTCCACCATTATCTGTCGGAGTCCTGCCCATTCATTATCAGATTCAGCAACAACATTCATCAGGTTATCTATGACAATCAGTTGTGGTGCTATGCCATAGAGTTCTATGTATGCCTTGATTTCATCCTCGATATCATCGAGGTTAGGCGAAGCATCAAAGACCCATTGAATGTGCGATATTTCTTGCAGACTCTCTTCGTAGGCATCAGGGTTTATATTTATCTGATTCTCTACTGTCTGCTGAGTATGGCCTGCAACGTGCGCTGAAGCACGGAGCATTACAGTTGCAGTATCAGTATCTGCGGAGAAGAACAAAGTAGGCACCTTGGCCTTGATAGCATAAACAAGAGCGAACATAGACTTTCCAGCGTTAGGTGCAGCGGCAACCATACACACTTGACCACGCCGAAACTTTATCTCTTTAGTCTCTAGATCTTTCCACACAGTAGGAAGTGGCTGTGCTGTTGATTGCACAGTCTTCCAAGCGCGGTCTAACCTAAGCACTTTCCTCCCGTCGTACTACCATTCTTCTTTGTCTTCTTATCTGTTTGCGTTCTCTTTCCGTAAGACCGCCCCAGATTCCGTGATGCTCATACTTGATTGCCCATTCTGCACACTCAGCTTTATGCACACATTGGTTACATATACTTCGAGCGAGAACGGTTTCTGTAATAGTTCCTTGTCCTGGTTCAGGAAACCAATAATCTCCTGCTCCAGTTTGCGCACAGAGAGGACTCTCGTATTGACGAGGCTCTCGCATAGGTTCATCGAACCCAGATAGTTTGGCACTTGTCAGTCGCACCCTTTGGTGCGCCACACATATAGCCCTTCCAAGCCTTTCCTTGCGCATTGACACCCTCGCGGTATGCCATTGGTCCGTGCTTACATACATTGCCCTGCGTAGCAGGTGCAATAGAAGGCACCGCAGCTAGTGCTGGTGCAGGATTGTGAACGGCAACAGGTGCAGCATTGCCTCGAAAGGAATCAGCAGTTGATGTAATCAAAGCAGATACCATTGAGAGATCTGTTAGACCTGTCTCTAGTTCACGCACATCTGATGCGTATAGATTGATAAGTGTTCCATCTGCCAACTTATAGTTGACTTGGAACTTGGTTGTATCTGGTGCAGCCATTTAGTTTCCTCCAGTTTTCTTGATGGAAAGCCTTGTGCTTTCCTTGCCTTGCTTTGTCGGTACATAACCAAGTGCCTTCTCGACAGCTTCTTTATCTACCGTATTACTCTGGGTCGTAGACCATCTGATCTCGTAGCCAGTTGTAGTAACTCCAGTTACGCCGAGTAACTTCTCACGAAGTTCGGCCTTCTTGTTTTCTAAAGCCTTTATCTCTTCATCTACCTGCGAATAGTGCATCGCATCAAGTGATGCGCCAAGGGAATCTATTAGCGGTAATTCAGTTTTGGTATGTTCTTTTTTTATACCAACGCATCCCATCTCACCAGAGGCATCGTAGAACTTGCAGTAAAACTTGCAGTAACTCTCGTGCTTTTCAGGCGCAGGAGCTTCTGTAAGTGTCCGAATTTCTGCCAGCCACTTCAACGCCTCTAGTGCGATGGCTTCGTTATAGGGTTCAGTGTGAACTAGGATGTCACGCTCATCCCCATCACGAGGTATGGCTACGAGGTTCACGTTCTGGACCTTCCCCAAGCCAGACTTGTCAATCAAGTAACCATAGACCTGTACTTGCCAGCGTTGCTGTTCAGATGGGAAGTAAGAAAGATTCTTAGTCTTCACAGTCTTCCAGTCAACGACATCCCCTGTCCCAGGAATGAAGCAATCAACGTGGGCCTTCATACCGTTGAACTCAACAGTCTTCTCCAGAAGGACCTCTTGATTATCTGCAAGTGCGTTCTCTATTGCAGCGTGGATAGCAGTACCCATAATCGCTGCGAGCTTTAGCTCATTGTCATTGGTTTCGGGTTGATCATTCAACCGATACCAAACCTTACGACGACAGCCACCAAGTTCTGATGGACCTATCTGTACCTGCGTGGAACGTCCACGCTTGTTCTCCTTCTCGTGGAGAGACTTGACTAACAGTTCTTTTATATCCATTTGTGCCACCTAGTAATTGTAATGTTGAAGAATAAGAAGTTCAACTGAAAGATTGATGCTTCGTGCTGTCCTTCAGGGAAGGAATGCAGTTGGTAATAATCGAAACCTAAAGCAAAGTTGGATAGGTAATGACGATTGATATGAATGCTATATCTGCCTATATCCTCTTTCACGATATCTCCCGTCTCTGAGTAACTAATTGAATCGGAGGGCAGCTATTGGTGTCAAGTAAGCAAGAGATTTGAACGGCACGCTCGGCGTGTCGCTCTACATTACCAGCAGTGAGACGACCCACACGATCATAAAGATAGCCCAGAGAATAAGCACCACCAGACCCGAGGCCATAAATACCATTATCCGATTTGATGAACGATAGGTCCGACGCGATATGGAATACATTCCCATCAAACGCGATAATGTAGTCGAAGCCTGAGTCTTTTTCTTTGGTCGAGTCATACGGGTCGTATCCATTTTCTTTGAACGCCGTGATTAGAGATGGCAGTACCTTCTTGCCCATCCACTGCACAGGGTCTGCGCCTTTGTACGCAGGCGGATTCCAGTTATAGGTCAGGATGTCACCAGGCCTAGCATCACCCGTAATTCCTAGCAGGTATTTACCGACGTGAATTATTTTCGGAGTCGAAGTACTAACGGTCCTCATCATATCTTCAGTGATTTGACTATCTGCCGCTAGGACCGCAAGGTCCTCTAGCTCTATCGCTACGAGTGTTGTCATAGCG